TAAAAAGAGCTAATCCTGATATTAAAGATTTAAATAAAATACGAGTAGGACAAAAAATTAAAATATCTGCTCCAGTTTCTAATAGAAAATCTGTTTATCAAGGTATGACTAAACCAGAAGTGGCTGCTATACATATAGCTAAACCTAAATTAGATGCTAAACCTCCTAAGAAAAAACCTCCTATACCAGCAGGACTTGGTGCATTCACAACAAAAGCTAATAAAGGAAGTACAGCTCAGAGTATAAAACCTAGAGGCTGGGGTAAAGCAAGATATAAAGGTAAGTAATGGCTAATAAAAATAGAAAAAAATGGAAGAAACCAAAAGTAGCAGAATGGTATCCTGAATGGTGGCATGCAAAAGATTTGGATACATTTGATCACAAAGATTATCATCTTTTATTTCCAATTCATACATTTTCTAAAGGAAGTACAGCTAAAAAGAAGAAGCCTAGAGGTTGGGGTATTGCAAGATATAAAGGTAAGTAATGGCAATAAGTCGTTCTAATATAAGTAAACAACTAACTCCTAAATTAGGAAGTGGTAAAAGATTTAAAAAGCTTACAAAGAAATTAAAAAAGAAGGGTGCTAAAAATCCAAAAGCCCTTGCTGCTTATATAGGCAGAAAAAAATATGGTAAAAAGAAATTTCAAAAACTAGCTGCTAAAGGCAGAAGGAGAAAATCAAATGGCTAAAAAAGAATACAACCAAAGTGATCCAATTCCTGGACCATATACATTATTACAATATCCTGCTAATCTTGAAGAGATTACAGGTAAACCTACAGGACAAGGTTTTGGTGCAGCTCGTAAAGGACCTGCAGTACATGGTCCTATAGAGGCTGTCTGTGATCTAGACTATCCTCAAGGAGAATCTTTTAAAACATCTACTAATGATGTAGCAAACATTGCAGAGAAAATTGATTATTAATGAATACTAGATTCCTTACTAAACTTTTACAAAAAGCAGGAACAGAAGTTATTGAAGCTTTTAGTGATTATATAAAAGATCCTAAAGCTATAAATAAAGTTAAGCCTACTTTAAATAAAACAGAATTAGGAAAATTTGTTAATAAAACAATTAAACCTTTAGTAAAAAATATAGATACAACTATAATTATTGGAAGATCAAAATCTAACCCAAAAGGTGAAAAAACAAATTTAGTAGGATTTTTAGAAGATTCATTAAGTAAAACAGATAAATATACTATTAAAAGTAAAAAAGTTAAAGATAAACAAGGAAAATTTAAAGCTAAAAAAATAATAGATACAGATACTGGTAAATCAGTAGTTGCTAAAGGGTATAAGAAAAGAGAAGATCAATGGAAATTTGAAGAACTAGATTTAAATAAATTTTTAACGGAAGAACTTGATGACTTACGTCCAGGTTCATCTATGCGAAAAGCAAATATTGGTAGACTAGCAAGAGGAGAACCTGAATTTATATATAAAAATTATAGAGAATCAACCATTAATAAATTAAAAGAATTAAGAGACCGAAGAAATAAATTAGCATCTGAGTATCAACCTAGATTTGGAGACAATTATACAGGTTCTGAAGTTCAAAAAGCTGAAGCAGGACAAATACAAAAAGAATTAAATAGTGACAAAATTATTCGTTTTTTATATAATAAATTAAAAGGAAGAAATACAGGAAAGAAAAAAATAGGTACATCTGATATTTTAAATTATTTAGAAAAAGGTACATTAGGTGTTTCTGGTAGAGAAGCTAAAAGAGCAGTAACAGATGTTGATCAAATGGCTTTACCATTAAGTGTTAAACCTGAAACTTTCTTTAGTCAAAGAGGTTTTAAAGGTGAAGGACCTATTTCTGGTGTAACAAAAATTATATCAGGAGGACAAACAGGAGTTGATGAAGCTGGTTTAATAGCAGGAAGAAAGTTAGGATTAAATATTGGAGGAACAGCTCCAAAAAATTATAAACGAAATAATTTACAAAATGCACGTCTTTCTACTGATGATTTAAAAAATAATTTAAAGGAAAGTGATTCGTCTAATTATAATGTAAGAACACAAGATAATATATTAGATTCTGATGGAACTGTTATTTTTGGTGATATTACTAGTGCAGGAACTAAAGCAACAATAAATATTTTAAAAAAAGTAGGCAAACCTTTTAAAATAAATCCTTCTCCAAGTACATTAAAAAATTTTTTAAGTACAAATAGTATACAAACTTTAAATGTAGCAGGTAATCGAGGAACTAAAGAAGGAATGGTATTTGCTAATCGAGCAGAAAGAGTTTTAACACAAGCTCTTAAAAAAGAAAAAGGACAAATAGATCCAGACGCACAGGCATGGCAAAGATTTACACAAGCAGTTAAAGACGATCCAGAAAGTTTTATAGATTATGAAATTAATCCAGAAACAGGAATAGCTCAAAAAATAAAAAGAGATCCTAATTTTATTCCAGAAAGACAACAAGTCGGAGAAACACAAACACCTACTTTAACCGATTTAATGCAAGGACGCTATGGTGCAATGGCAGAATTTGAACCAGCTCCAGGAGATGTAAGTGCTTATCGTCAAGATCTTAAACCAATATATGATCAATATAGAGCAAGATTACAAGGTGCTTTTGGTTCTGATTTAAGTGGAAAACAAATAAAAAAATATACTTCTACATTATTAGATATACCTCCTGAAGAAAAGGCTTTACTATCAGCAGAAGAAAAAGCTTTAGTTAATCGAGCTGAAAAAGTTTATATGAGAAAATATTATGAAAGTAAGCAAGCAGGATATAACCATTCAACAGCTGATGAGTTAGCAAGAGAAGAAGTAGAGGCAGTTATGGGACAAAGTGCACTAGATGAAGATTTTTCTTTTGCTTCACCAGAAAAAATATTTTCAGAAAGAGAACAAATACAACAAATTAGAGATCCTAAATTAAGAGCTGCAGAAGAATTAGAAGAGTTAGGAAGTAGAATAACAGAGCCTGTAGATTTAAGACCAAGTAGACAATATTCTCTTGAAGATTTAGTACCAGATCCAAATATTAGGAAAGCAGTAAGAGAACGTCTTACACCTGAAGAGTTAGCTCAAACTATTAAAGAATTTAATACTAAATATTATCGTACTCAAGGAGATTTAACAAGACCTATATCAGATAGTCCTATTGATTCACCAAGACAAGGTGCAGTACCTATTAAAGATTTTTCTACTACAGGTTATCGTGATAAAAGTCTTCAATCAAGTTTTATAGATTTTTTAATAGGAGATCAAACATATTCATATAAAAAAGGTGGAAGAGTTAAAGCAAAAAAGAAAGCTAAATTTATTCCAAAGATAATAAAGAATAGAAGTATTAAAGGCAAGAAAAAAATAGGTAAACCATTAGGTGTCGGAGCAGCCCAAAGAGGTTGGGGTGCAGTCCGTTCAGCTTAAATAAAGGAGGATAACATGCAAGAATTAATATATCGTTTTAAAGAACCATCATCTTATTCTGCAATAGCAGCAGTATTAGCTATGGTAGGAGTAACTATACCAAGTGATTTATGGCAAAGTATTATTATGGTAGGCTGTGGTGTAGCAGGTGCTATAGGATTTTTCATGAAAGAAAAGCAATAATTTATTAGATGGCAACACGTAAAAAAAGTAATATGAAAGGCATGACTATAGGTGGTGGGCATAAAAGACCTACTAAATCTGGTGCTGGACTTACTGCTAAAGGTGTGGCTAAATATAGAGCACAAAATCCTGGAAGTAAATTAAAAACTGCTGTAACAGGAACAGTTAAAAAAGGAAGTAAAGCTGCTAAAAGGAGAAAGAGTTACTGTGCAAGATCTGCAGGACAAATGAAAAAGTTTCCTAAAGCAGCAAAGAATCCTAACTCAAGATTAAGACAAGCTAGAAAAAGATGGAAATGTTAAATGGCAACATCAGGTACATATAATTTTAATTTAGAAATAGATGAAGTAATTCAAGAAGCTACTGAGATGATTGGTGGTGAACAAACTCTTGGTCATGAACCTGCTTCTGCTAGAAGATCAATTAATTTAATGTTAAATGATTGGCAGAATAGAGGAGTTCTTTTATGGTCTATAGATACAACTGTTGTAACTGTAGCAGATACAGTAGCTTCAGTATCATTAGCTGATGAAATTATAGATGCATTATCTATAACGTATTCAACAAGTGTAGCAGGAACTGACATAGCATTAGAAAGAATATCAAGAGAAGAATATCATAATCTACCTAATAAAAATCAAGGAGGTAGACCAACACAATATACAGTAGAACGTGGTGTTAATAATCCAGAAATAAAATTATATCCTACACCAGATAATTCTACTGGTGTTTTAAATATAGAATTTTTTAGACAATTACAAGATGTAAATAAATCTGCAGATCAAAATGCAGAAACACCTATAAGATTTTTACCAGCTTTAACATGTGGTTTATCATATTATTTAGCTATGAAAAGACCTGGTATTCCAATGGAAAGAATACAAATGTTAAAACAAAACTATGAAGAAAAATTAGCAGTAGCTTTAGAAGAAGATAGAGAAAGAGCTAGTTTATTAATTAGACCTAAATTAAGGTATGTATAGTGGCAACTAATCGTAATGCAATGGCTATGTGTGATACATGTAGTTTTGTATATCCACATAGAGTTATGGAATTAAATAGTTATAATATGCTAGTTTGCCCTACTTGTTTTGATGGTGCTTTTGATTTAAAGAATCATCCTCAAAATAAAGTACCAGATATAAGGGATGATCCATCAATTAGAAATCCTAGACCTGACAATGGTGGTAGAAACATAGAGTGGCAAC